TATATACCATTACCTAAAATTAAAAGAATAGGAGTTATGATAGATGAAGAATATACAGATCTTACAGAAGAATATAATAAATCAATATATCAAAAAGTAGATTTAATAGAGTAAAAACTAATTAATATTTATAAACAGTAATAACAATGAGTAAAAAAATCAAATTATCAGAAGAAGAACTAAAAGTTCTTAGAGAATACCAAAAAAAACAAAATGCAATTACTTTTGACTTAGGACAAGTTGATATTCAAAAAGCATTTTTAGAAGGGCAAAGATCTTCCATTTTAGATGGGTTAGCAGATTTACAAGAAAAATCTAATAAAACAGCTAAAGAGCTTCAAAAGAAATATGGAGATGGAAATATAGATTTAGAAACAGGGGAATTTATTACTCCAGAATAAGTTTTTGAGCCTTTCTTTAATATTTATAATAAAACAATTATTAAAATAATAAAAATAAGATGGCAGAAACATTAATATCTCCAGGAGTATTAGCAAGAGAAAACGATCAATCACTTGTTACAGCTCAACCTTTAGTAAGAGGTGCGGCTATAATAGGCCCAACCGTAAAAGGTCCGGTTGAAAAACCAACCTACGTCAGTTCATTTAGTTCATTTCAAGCACTTTTTGGAGGAGCATTAGAAAGTGGGTCTACTGATTACACTTACTTAACTTCAATAGCAGCTAACAACTACTTTTCAAGTGGAGGTAGTTCTTTATTAGTAACAAGAGTAACAAGCGGTTCTTTTTCACCTGCTTTATCAACAACTATTCAAAATAATGTTGAAACAGGAGATGGCGGGTTAGTAGGAAGTTTAACAACTTGGACTGGTGGTACAAATACTGGTGGTTTTGCGAGCACTTATAATGATGTAGCAATAACAGGAGTAGCAGGTGCTGGAGCAACAGCTACTGTAGTAACAGCATTAAATGGAGAATTAGTACAAAGTTCAACATCAACTGCAATAACAGGAGATGGAACAAATGCTGGAGCCTATGATCCTAGTGTACAATCAGCAGCCATAGCAATTAATGCCGGAATGGTGGATACACCAAATGCAGAAGGTGGGTCTATTTTGATTTCTACGGATGCAAACGGAGCAATAACAACTGCTACCTTTGAAGCAGCTAATGGTGTAAATTATGTTGATGGATCAGTAATAACAATTGAATCTACTACTTTACAAGCTGACCCTACTATAAATTCCACAGGTACAGGTACTTTTGGGCCAGTATCAATAACTTTATCATCTGCTAACTTAATAGCAGCAATTTCAACTGTTTCTATTGTAGAAAATGGAGCAGGATATATAGCAGGTAATGTTGTTGAAATAGGTGCAGGATTATTAGGTGCTGGATCTTTACTAGCACAACATACTTTAGTTAACGATGACATTGCAAATGCAAATGCCTTTACATTAGAAACACTTTCCGAAGGAGACATAATGAATAACACAACACCTGCTGGATCAGATACAGGTGGAACAGAATTACCTGGGGGCGCATTAGCACTTGGATCTGCTGATAACATCAGATGGGAAATTGCAAGTGTAAATACAGCTTCAGGTGTATTTTCATTACTAGTTAGACGTGGTAATGATAATAATAATCAAAAAGTAGTATTAGAATCATTTAATAACATCTCTTTAGATCCATTTTCTCCAAATTATATTTCAAGAGCAATTGGTGATATTACTTCAAATGTTGTGGTAGCAGCAGACGGTTCAGGAACATATTTACAAGAATCAGGATCTTACCCTAATGTATCTAATTATATAAGAGTAAAACAAGTAAATTTCAATACCCCACATTATTTCCAAAATAATGGAGTAGCAAAACCAGAATTTACCTCATCTTTACCAATAATAAGTTCAGGTTCATTTGATGAAGCAGTAGGTTCAAACCTTAACTCAGTATCATTCAACCGTTTTTATGATAAAATTGATGGAACAAATACTCAAGGTTTAATTGGAACAGATTATACAAATGCTATTAATTTATTAGCTAATCAAGATGATTATCAATATAATGTAATCTCAGCACCAGGTTTATACTATTCAAATTATGCTAACCAGTGTAATTTAATAAAAAATAATACTATTGCAAGAGGAGATGCTATTTATATAATGGATTTAGTTCCTTATGATACAGCAATTAACACCGTATTACAAAATGCATCATCATTAGATACTAGTTATGCAGCCGCATATTGGCCTTGGTTACAAACTGTTGATCCAAATACTGGATTATTAGTTTATGTACCAGCTTCTACAATGATTCCAGGAGTGTATGCATTTACAGATGCTTCAAGTGATCCATGGTTCGCACCAGCAGGTATTACAAGAGGTGGAATGGGTTCAGTAGTAAGAGCTGAAAGAAAATTAACATCAGCAAACAGAGATACTTTATATGAAGGTAATGTTAACCCAATTGCTACATTCCCACAACAAGGAGTAGTAGTATTCGGACAAAAAACATTACAAAAAGCAGCAACTGCTTTAGATAGAGTAAATGTACGTAGATTGTTAATTACACTTAAGGATTATATTTCTCAAATTGCTGATAATTTAGTATTTGAAGCAAATACAATTGCTACAAGAAATAATTTCTTAACACAAGTAAATCCATATTTAGAAAGTGTTCAACAAAGACAAGGATTGTATGCATTTAAAGTAGTAATGGATGAAACCAATAATACACCAGATGTAATAGATAGAAATGAGTTAATCGGTCAGATTTTCTTACAACCAACTAAAACAGCTGAATTTATTATACTTGATTTCAATGTATTACCAACTGGAGCAACATTCCCAGCATAAAAAAAAGAAAACCGAATATTTATAATAAAATAAACATATAAAATGGCAGTATTAAACCCAAACGAAATATTTTTCACAGCTTTCGAGCCAAAACAAAAGAACAGATTTATAGCTTTTGTAGATGGATTTCCAGCATACATTATGAAAGGTGTAGGAGCCGTAACTGTATCTCAAGGAACAGTACCTTTAAATCATATTAACGTTCAACGTTTTGTAAAAGGTAAAACAACTTGGGGAACAATTCAATTTACACTATTTGACCCAATTACACCATCTGGTGCACAATCAGTAATGGAATGGGTTAGATTACATCACGAATCAGTAACTGGTAGAGACGGTTATAGTGATTTCTATAAGAAAGATCTTACAATCAATGTACTAGGACCTGTAGGTGATGTTGTGTCAGAATGGATCATCAAAGGAGCAATGATTACAGAAGCTTCATTTGGAGATTTTAACTGGGATACTGAAAATGCTGCTCAAGAAATTACAATGACAGTTCAACCAGATTACTGTGTATTAAATTTCTAAAAATTTTACTCACCCCTAATTTAGAAAATTGCTTGCCTTTGGGCAAGCTTTTTTTTATATTGTATATGTATAACTGATAAAAACGTTTTAACCAAATAAAGATTATGGCCGAATTTAAATTCCCAACAGAAGAAATAGAATTACCATCTAAAGGATTAATGTATCCTAAAGACAATCCCTTATCTAGTGGTAAGGTAGAAATTAAATACATGACTGCTAAGGAAGAAGATATTTTAACTAATTCTTCTTTTATAAAAAAAGGAAATGTATTAGATAAATTATTAGAATCCGTTATAATTTCTAAAATTGATATTGATGATTTAATTGTAGGTGATAAAAATGCTCTTTTAATTGCTACTCGTATTTTAGGATATGGGTCTCAATATGAAGTAGAAATAAATGGTGAGAAAGAAACTATTGATTTAAGTCAATTAGAAAATAAAACATTTGATGAATCTCAAATAACTCAAGGGTTAAATGAATTTCAATTTGATCTTCCTCATACTCAAACCCCAATTACTTATAAAATACTTACAGGAAAAGACGAAAAAAAACTTGAAAAAGAAATAGAAGGTATAAAAAGAATTAAAAAAGATTCTAATCCTTCTCTCTCTACAAGATTAAAATATATTATTACATCAGTTAATGGTGATACCGAAAGGAAAGCTATTAATGAATTTGTAGATGGTTATTTATTAGCAAAAGATTCTAAAGCATTAAGAGATCATATTAAAGAAACACAACCCGATGTAGATCTTAATGTTATTATAGATAGCGGTCAGGAGGTACGCATCCCTATAGGGCTTGGGTTTTTTTGGCCTGACGCCTAAATTATCCCCACAAATAAGAATGAATCTTTTTAAACAGATTCATGAAATATTATTCCATGGTAAAGGTGGATATGATTATAATACTATATATCATATGCCAATATGGCTACGTAAATTTACATTTAAAGAAATACAAAAATTTTATGAAGAAAAATCAGCAGCCGAAAAAAATCAACTAAATGCTGGTAAAACTTCACTTGTTAATTCTGAGGGAAAAATTAACACCCCTCAATTTAAACAAGCATCTAAACCATATGAGGGAAAGAGCAGCTATAAATAGCTGCTTTTTTTCATATTTATAATAAAACCCCCTATTAATGCCAACGGAACAAGAATTAAATAGAGCTAAAGAACTTCTTGCAATTGAAAAACAAAGAGCTGAANTAAAAGAAAAACAGAANNTTTTAGATTCTGATTCTGTTNGTTTAGCTTCTTCTTTAGTTGACTCTATTAAAGAAGTTCAAGGTATAAGTACTAAAAGAACAACTTTTGATACC